ATACGGGATCAGCAGGCGCGTTCGTTGTTAATGGCGGCGCTCTTGGAACTCCGTCCTCTGGCACGCTGACAAGTTGTACGGGCTTGCCTGTTTCAACGGGCATTTCCGGCCTTGGAAGCAACGTCGCCACATGGCTTGCTACGCCGTCGAGCGCAAACCTTGCGTCTGCGGTGACGGACGAGACGGGTACGGGCGCGCTGGTGTTTGCTAATACGCCAACCTTGGTGACGCCGGTATTGGGTACGCCGACCTCGGGCAACCTGTCTAACTGTACGGCTGACGGCACTAACGCGGTTGGCTATCGAAACATCCCGCGTTCAGGATCGGCTAAGACCACCTCGTACACGCTGGCTACCGGCGACGTTGGTGAGTTCATTGAAGTCGGATCTGGCGGCTCGATCACGATCCCTGATTCGACATTTGCGACTGGCGATGTGGTGTCGGTGTTTAACAACACCTCTGGCAACATCACGATTACCTGCACGATTACGACGGCGTACATTGCGGGCACGGATAGCGACAAAGCAACCGTTACGTTGGCTACAAGAGGTGTTGCGACAATTCTGTTTATATCAGGTACGGTTTGCGTTATTAACGGCAACGTGAGTTAAGCCATGAGCGGCATTATGAGTTTGCTGCTCGCTGCCAAAGTTGCGGGCGGCGGAGCGTTTACCGAGTACAAGATTTTTACCGCATCGGGAAACTGGACTGCCCCGACTGGCGTGACGCAAGTTGAATACCTTGTCGTTGGCGGCGGAGGCGGTGGTGGTAGATATGGCGGTGGTGGTGCAGGCGGTTTCCGCACGGGAACAGGGTTTTCTGTTACTGCTGGAACTGATTACACCATCACAGTCGGCGGCGGCGGTACTGGAACTGTTGCAATAGGGCCAAATGGCGTAAGCGGTTCTAATTCATCATTTAGCAGTATCACCTCTGCCGGAGGTGGCGGTGGCGCCGAATCGTCAGTTGCGGGGTCGTCAGGCGGTTCAGGCGGTGGTGGCGGTTGGACTAGTAATGGCGGCGCAGGCAATACGCCTTCAACTTCGCCAAGCCAAGGAAGTAATGGTGGAAACGGCGCAAGCAACGGAACATCTTATTCAGGCGGCGGTGGTGGTGGCGCTTCTGCGGTTGGCGCAACTGCAAGCGCGGCTGTTGGCGGTAACGGCGGCGCTGGCACGGCCTCGTCTATTTCTGGCAGTTCCGCAACTTATTCTGGCGGAGGCGGCGGCTCTACATTCCGCGACGCAGATACACGCGGAACGGGTGGTTCAGGCGGCGGCGGTAACGGCGGAAAATATGACCCAACGGGATCATTAGGTAGTGCTGGAACTGCTAATACGGGCGGTGGTGGTGGCGGAGGCGGCCAAACAACGGGAAATTCTGGCGGCTCCGGCATCGTCATCCTCAAATACTCCGTCCCCGTCCAATCTGTCGTAGCCACGTTCACTTCTAGCGGCACATGGACTTGCCCGAGCGGTGTTAGCGCGGTGCAGTACCTTGTCGTTGCCGGTGGCGGCAGCGGCGCTGCACGTATCGGTGGCGGTGGCGGTGCTGGTGGATTTAGAACTGGCACAGGCTTGTCGGTAACTGCTGGCACCGACTATACGATTACGGTCGGCGCTGGCGGTGCTTCCGTATCGGGAAACACTCCCGGCGTCGTTGGGAATAACGGCAGTGATTCGGTATTCAGCACCATTACTTCCACGGGCGGCGGTGGTGGTGGCGCTTATGTTGGTAGCACCGGAACCGTAGGAAATAATGGCGGTTCTGGTGGCGGTGGATCGTGGGCAGGAAAAGCGGGAGGCAGCGGTAACACGCCTTCGACTAGCCCAAGTCAGGGCAACAATGGCGGCGCTGGCAATCCCGGCCCAGAAACCAATAGCGGTGGTGGTGGCGGTGCTGGCGCTGTTGGCGGTTCTGCTACTTCATCTCCAAATGCGGGTGGCAGTGGCGGCGCAGGAACCGCATCAACAATTTCTGGTGGGTCTGTTACTTACGCTGGCGGCGGCGGTGGGTGCTCAGAATTTGGAACCGCAGGAAGCGGTGGTGCGGGTGGTGGTGGCGCTGGTGCCATTACGACCAATAACGCAACCAACGGCACGGCTAACACCGGCGGCGGTGGTGGTGGCGCAAGAAACAATACCGATACAACCGGTGTAACTTCTGGCGCAGGCGGCTCTGGCATCGTCATCCTCAAGTACGAAATCGGCTCTGCCACAATCTTTACTTTCAAGTCATCGCAGAAGTGGACTGCACCAGCGGGTGCGGTGAGCGTTGACTACCTCGTTGTTGCGGGGGGTGGGGGCGGTGGTGGTTTTGGCGGTGGTGGAGCCGGAGGGTTTCGCACAGGCACAGGTTTGTCTGTAACCGCAGGCACCGACTACACCATTACCGTTGGCTCTGGAGGCGCAGCATCAAGCGCCACAGGGTCAAAAGGAACAAACGGCGGTGATTCCGTATTTAGCACCATTACATCAACTGGTGGTGGCGGCGGCGGTGCATTTAGTGATTCCAGCGCGACCGGCGCTAATGGCGGCTCTGGCGGCGGTGGTGGAGCCGGAAGTACGTCACCATTTCCTGCGGCAAATGGAGGCACAGGAAATACCCCTTCAACATCGCCATCTCAAGGAAATAATGGTGGAGCCGGATTTTTGGGCGCTAGTGCTTCGGGTGGCGGTGGTGGCGCAACCGCAGCAGGATCAAATGGCTCATTGAATACTGGTGGTAATGGCGGCAACGGAACAGCGTCGTCCGTTTCGGGAAGCAGCGTTACTTACGCGGGTGGCGGTGGTGGCGCTGGTTTAAATGCAGCGGGCACAGGCGGTTCTGGTGGCGGCGGCGCAGGCGCTATTTCAAGCCCGGTAACAGCATCAGTAGCAGGCACCATTAACACAGGTGGTGGCGGTGGAAGTGCTTATGGAGCCACCGTTGCGGCAGCAGGCGGCTCCGGTATCGTTATCCTCAAGGTCAACTTCACATGAAAACCTATCAACTCATGGGCATTGATACGGCGATGCACTTGCTTCGCCCCGGCGCAAAATGGGAGATCAGCAACCGCGAAATCACCCGCTGGGAAGACCCGCGACCGAAGCCGTCGTGGGACGAAATCATGTTCACGATTGAAAAGATCAAGGAACTTGAGGATGCGGTGCCGACGATCCTGTTGCCCGAACAACAGGCTGCGTTTGACGACTACGTTGCCCAAATTGAAAAGGCGGTTGCGTGATTACATACAACCTTTTTCCTACGGCTGTTGCAAAGTTTGAACTTGGACGGGACTACACCGCCGAGGAAATGGCGTTTGTGGACGAGCAGCCGACGCATAGCAACATGGGCAACACGACTAGCGATGACCGTTATGTGCTGCGTCACGACACGATGGCAAGCCTTAAGAAGTTTGCTGAGGCCAGCGTCAACGAGTATCTGCGTTCTATCTACGCGCCGAAACACGACGTTACGCTGCGCTTGACGCAATCGTGGCTGAACTACACCAAGGCCGGTCAATACCACCACAAGCACGCACATCCCAACTCGTTTGTGTCTGGGGTGCTGTACCTCAAGGCTGCCCGTGAGCGGGACAAGATTTACTTTTACAAAGACGGTTACCAGCAGATCAAACTGCCGACCGACAACTACAACGTCCACAACAGCGATTCGTGGTGGTTTGAGGTTGGCGCTGGCGATTTGATGCTGTTCCCGTCAAGCCTGACGCACATGGTAGAAACCGTGCAGGGCGATGATCGAGTATCTTTGGCGTTTAATACTTTCCCGGCTGGCTATGTAGGTGACGAAAGCAGCCTGACCGCATTGCATTTGAAGGAGTAACAAAGTGGCACACTTCGCAGAATTGGATGAAAACAATGTCGTCAAGCGCGTCATCGTTGTAGACAACAAGGATACCGCTGACGCCAACGGTAACGAAATTGAGAGCATCGGCGTGGCGTTTTGCCAGAAGTTGCTCGGCGGTAACTGGAAGCAAACCAGTTACAACGGCAACATTCGCAAGAACTATGCCGGTATTGGCTACACCTACCGCGCCGACATCGACGCTTTCGTAGCACCGCAGCCGTATCCGTCGTGGGTTCTGGACGTTAATGCCCAATGGCAGGCTCCGGTGCCAATGCCGCAAGATGCCGGTACTGGTGAGCCGCCCAAAATGTACACATGGGATGAAGGCACGCAGTCTTGGGTTGTAGTTAATTCTCCTTCAAGTCAAGCATAATGTTGCACATACGCAACTTGTAAGTTAAAGTTTGACCGTACTGATGCGGTTCATCAGGTTTCCGTAAGGAAGTTTATGTCGGACGAAAATCAAGTCCCTGAAGTTGTAGCGGAAGTATCCGCGCCGGAACCGGAGGCTACGGCGGCCCCGGAACCTGAAGTCGTTGCAGAAACGCAACAGCCGGAGGAAAAGCCAGCCAAAACGTTCACTCAAGAAGAGTTGGACGCGATGGTCGGCAAGAGGCTTGCGAGGGAACGTCGCAAGTGGGAAAGAGAGCAGGCGTTAAAAGCGCAGCCATTTCAGGCTGAAGCCGCTGCCCTGCCTAGCAAGGACGAAGACCCTGACGCTTATGCCGAGGCTTTAGCCGAACGCAAAGCAGCAGAACTCCTCGCCCGACGCGAAGCAGAGCGGGAGCAGATGGCTCTTTTAGAAGCGTATCACGAGCGTGAAGAGGCTGCGCGTGACAAGTACGATGACTTCGAGCAAGTCGCGTACAACAACGCACTGCCGATCACGACTGTGATGGCACAGACGATTCAGGCGTCAGATTTGGGGCCAGATATAGCCTACTTTCTGGGGTCTAATCCGAAGGAAGCCGAGCGCATTTCCCGCTTACCGCAATTCCTTCAGGCTAAGGAAATTGGCAAGATTGAGGCCAAAATGGCCGACAGTCCTGCCCCTGTTAAAAAGACTACCAGTGCGCCCCCGCCTATTAAGCCTGTCACGGCAAAAGGCACTGGCGCTCCGGTCTACGACACGACGGACCCACGGTCAATTTCGGCCATGAGTGCGTCAGAGTGGATTGAGCGCGAGCGTCAGCGACAGATTAAGAATTGGGAAGCGCGTAACCGCTAACATCTTTTTGAGGACACGAAAGTGGCTAATACACTTCTTACTATTGACATGATCACTCGGAAGGCTCTCGAAATCCTTGAGAACAACCTTGTGATCACCCGCAACGTGAACCGTCAGTACGACGATTCGTATGCCGTGGAAGGCGCCAAGATCGGCACCACGCTGCGTATCCGTCTGCCGGACCGCGCTCTTGTGACTGACGGTGCCGCCCTGCAAGTTCAGGACGACAACGAGCAGTTCACGACCTTGACGGTTGCTTCGCAGAAGCACATCGGCGTCAACTTTACGACCGCCGAAATGACGATGCAGT